GATCAGGAACAGCTTTTCGGCCTTCTCGCGGATGCGGAAGTATTCGGCCATCCGGATTTCTTCTTTGCCTTCCCAATCGAAGTTTGGTGCGGCCATGCCAGTGTCTGCCCATGGACCGATCAGTGCAGATCCGTAACGCCTGCGGTATTCCTCGCGCTTCATCTTCACGGAGATCAAGCACCAGCCTTGGTCTGAGCCGTGCGGCATGACGGCGCTCGGGTCCATGTAAACGGTGAAGATGTTGCGAATGGGCAGGATGCGCAGATCCTTCTGGAACGACCGGGCGTCAACGTACTCAGCGATCAGCCGGAAATATCCCCAGCCGGCGTCCAGGGCGGAAGCCGACGCGGTGTCATAGGCAACTCCAGCCTCGGAGCGCACCTCGACGTGCCGCCCGATACCGTTGATCAGCTCGGCGATCTCGATGTCGGCACCCTCACCAACAGGATGGCACTTTCCGCGGGGACGCTGCTGGCGGATGTTGTTTTCAACCCGCTCGATCATGGCGTCGGTCAGATTGATCGTGAGCTCGGGTGAATCTTCGCTGACCGTGGAAGTGGGGTCATCGTCCCACTGATCGCCCTCGCGGAAAGCAATGGCATTCTTGCCTCTCACGCGGTTGTCAGATTCGGCCTCAATGCAGATGGCCAGGCGGTCCCGCGCTTCGGCAAAGATTTCATCGTCGGTGATGGCAGCGAATTCGCGGTCTTCCTCGGTGCGGGTCGATGATGATTGGGTGGTGGTGGTCATAGGTTGATTCCTCTGTGTTGCAGGACTTCGAAGCGACGCAACTCAAGCGTTTTATTAATATTCAAAAATTCATGCGCGGACAGTGGGTCAGCCATGAAGTGCATTTGCTTTCCGTCCGGATCGAGCCAGTCGTAACGCACGCACATGGCGTCATTGAGAACGTCGTAGGCAGCCACTTCACGCATGTCGCGAAAATACGATCCAAACGCGATGCCGGGTGGTATTGGCAACCTTTGCTTCAGATCTGTGTTTATTTGGGTGGTCATATGCTCCTCATCCAACTGTTGGGGCCACGCGAGCGGACCTGTACGCGCGGCGGGGGTTTAGGGGTTTCTTCAGGCTTGGTCAGTTCGGGAAACAGGTCGGTGAATGCCCAGACCATGGCGTCGGCTCGGTTGGGGCTGTTCTCGCCTGTGTATCCATGGGTGGTGAATCCGATCAGCTCGTCTTCGAGCTCACGGAAGATGCCCGCCATGCGAATCTTTCCGGTCTCAAACAGGGCTGAAATGGGCTCGGCGCGCACCACTTTGCCGCGTGCGGCCGTAACCGGGCGGAATGGTGTACGGGGGCGCTGCGCCTGGATGACGGCACGCACCATGGCGCCGCCAAAGTTCACTTCTGCCACGATGCGGTCAGCCGAGTGGCGCTCAAACGCCATGGTGGCCACCTTGCCCCACTTCTCGGGACTGCACTTGCAGGTCAGGTCCTCCAGGACGTAGCCATTGCCATCGATGCCCAGGCCGGCCACGATGATGCCAATCTCGTCGTTCTCGATGTTGTCGTCGTCATCAGATCCGGATGGGTCGACCGCCACCACGATGCGCAGCATGTCGGGCAGATCGTCATCAATGTTGCGCCAGCGCTCGATCCATTCGTCCTGGAACAGCTGATTTGGCGATGTGTCGCGGAACTCGCCGTACAAGAAACGCTTGCGCAGCCGCTCGGGAAGGCCTTCGAGCGTCTTGATGTAGGACGCGGACAGGTTGACCTGGTTGTGACCAGGATTGATCTGGAAGAACCCATAGTCATCGCGCTGCAGCGGCTGGCGGCTGTCCGGATCCTCGAACAGCTTGAACATTTTGTATGTCCAGTGGGCCTTGTCGGGCGGGTTCTCGTCGTAGTACATCTTCAGGCGAAGATCGTTGCCGGTAGCCCGGTCGAGCACCTTCTGCGCCAGGCGCGTCACCGCGATGTTGCGGCTCTCATACGGGATCTGGCTGCATTCGTTGAGGAAGATGTCCGAATATTCCTTGCCCAGGATCTTCTCGACCCGCTTCTTGTCGTCCAGGCCGCTGAACCAGAGCTCACTGCCGCCCGGAAAAGTGGCGAACAGATCCGACTTGTTCAGGTCATATTCGATGTTTGGGAAGCACTTGGCCATCACTGTGGGGAACGTGTCCAACACGATGGACTGGCGGACGTGGCCGGTACGGAAGCGAAGCACTGCACCGCGTGATCCTGGTGCTTTGAGCCTGCGCTGCACCTGTTTTCGAACGATCTGAAATGTTTTTCCAGAGCGCGATCCACCGGCAAGCAAGATATGCGTGGCAGGGCCATTCAGGATCTCCTGCGCCATGACTTGGCGTTCGGTGAGCATGAAATCAGTCATGCGTTGCCACCTTGAGTGCCTTGACGATAACCAACGGCTCTGCAGTGTCAGCCTTCCATTCCACAACCACTACCGCATGCGCATCCTCAATTTTGCTTGCGGCGAAAGCGTTGGAAAGCATGTCACGCCACGCGTGCTCCACGTCATGCAAACGGAGACCTGGGTCATCTTCATTAAGCAATTCATCCAGCAGCACGCGGCGTTGGTCATAGACACTAAGTAAATCAGCCATGCACGTCGCTCCCCTGCAGAACCAGCTGCACCGGGGCGCCTGGATCACCCTTGTGGGTCTGCTCCAGCTTGTCGCCCCACTTCTTGGGGTTCCATTTGGCCAGCAGCTTCAGTCGGGTTTCAATCTGCAGCTTGCGGTGGCCCAGCATGTCGCCGCGCTTTGTCTTCGTGACCACTGCCGGCAGCGTGGGCGGCTGCCCCTCCCCTTCTGCCTGGTTGAGCACCGTGGTGGCTTCCTCTGTCGTCTCAACACCCTCCAAGGGCGTGTCAGCAATCTCCAGGCACTCAGCAGCTATGGCTTCTTCGCCGATCAGGCGTGCTGTTGCCATGCGTTTCTCGAAGTCAGGATGCGCGCGGAACCAGTCGTACACCGTGCGCCAGGGTATGCCTATCTCGCGGCATATCACCTTGAGGGGCTTGCCATCTGCGATCTGGGCACAGATGCGCTCGGACAGCGCCGTGGTGTAGCGCGATCCTGATCCCTTTTTACGCCCTGGTTTTGCCATGCGTCAGGCTCCAAACAGTGGGCTGTGGGAAGCCCAATATTTCTGCCACAGATCGGCCAGGAGCTCGGGTGTCGTCTGCGGCGCTGCGGCGGGCAGCACCGACAAAAGCGGGCGCCGGTATTGCGCCCCAACAGCTTCCTGACATGCGTAGGCGATGGCCGTCACGTTCAAAACGGTGATTTCGAATGGTGGCTTTTTGTCCATCACCGGGCCCTCGGATCGAAGTGCTGGCGTGAGTACCAGTTGCTGACGAAGTTCTGGCAGTCGGCCGGATTGGTGAAGCGCAAGGCACGCTCGGGGGCATCGGGCTTGAACTCTTCCGGGTAGAGCGTGATGACGTAGGCGTCGCCGTGGTTGCGCACGTTAAGCAGCGCGCCGATGCTCCAGTCCGCCGGGATGATGGGTGCATCAGGCGTGTTCAGCAGTTCCTCGACCATGGGCGCAAGGGCCTCCTGGGTGGCGCTGTGGATCGCCTCGACTGGCACCAGATCGTTGTGGCCAACTTTGCGAATGCGATTAGGCCGTGACACGATTGGCCTCCTCTCGCGCCTGGTCGGCGGTCAAGCCTTCGATCACGCCAGATACATCGGCCTCGCGGCAGATCAGGTGCAGCTTTCCGCCCCAGTAGATGGTCGGGAAAGCGTAGCCCCGAAAGTCGTAGCCACCGAGCTCGATCACATCGCCAACCTGCACCGTGGTGGGCTCGAACACATCGCTGTCCCACATCATGGTGCGCTTATGCTTTTCCTCGTGGTCGTACTTTTTCGGGTAGTGGCCTGGGCCCACGGCTTTGATGATGCCGCGCAGTGGTTTGGTGTCTTCCTTGACGATGATGTACTGCGACAGCACCACATTGAGCGGCTCGACAATGATCTGGTCGCGCAGCGGGCGAATCTTGCAGTCGGCAGGAATGTCGGTGTTCGACGCCATTGACTGCCGCGCCGATCTTCCACTGGGATCTTGCTGAATTTTCATAGGGTTATTCCGGGGTGGCTGAAACTAGCACGCATCAATCGCGTGATGGGGCTGGGGTCTCACCGAGCGAGCGGGAGAACTCCAGCAGGTCTTCTTCAATCCATTCGAGCCGGGCGGCTTTCGAATAGACGGCAACCAGAACACCGCGCACACCGTGCCCATTGGGGGCTGGAAAGCGAAACGTAACCAGGCGCCCCTCATGCCATCGCACCTGCAGCTGCCCTTTGTTCTGCAGGCTGCGGTGGATCTGAGCGGCACGCCACAGGAAGTGATCTTCCAGGCTTTCAGGCTCACGGTTGCGGGTGCTCATGGTCCCTGAAATCAGCTTTGCGCGGTTGGCGCAGGTGCCTCTGCAGCTGCTTGAACCTCAGTTGACACGCCGGGAATTCCAGCAACGCCGGTGGCGTCAGCAGTCGCGTCTGCCGCGAGCTCCACGATCACACCTTTGATTCCGGTATCGAAGTGCGTCAGCGCCTCCTTGATGTGATCTTCAGTGATGGTCACGCCATCGCGGATCTGTTGCAGCATGGCTTCCAGATGGGCTTTAATTTTTTCAAGCATTGCATTTCCTTTGGGTTGATTGCGCGTTAACCGAACGCGACGTACGGCCAGAGTGATCTGGAAAATTCATGGGATTCATTTGGGCGTCACCATCACGCAAATTCCTCATGCGGTGGAATGACACGAAGGCCAAGACGCTTCGCGATGTGTTCTTCAAGGGTTGCGCCTTTGGACCATTCCCAGCCTGGCAGCAACCGGATCGCATCGCACTTGACCAGCTCAGCAATATCGGCGCGCATGCAATCGGTCCAGCTCGCGCTCTTGTCGGGGTTGACCTCTGCAGGGTTCACCACGGTGTGGCCGGCGGCGCGCAGTCTCAATGCTTCGGCGTGGAACGCCGGGAAGTTCAGATCTTCAATGCCGGTCATCGGGCCCGCAACGTAAATTTTCATGCGGCCTCCAGCAGGCTGGCTTGGGGATGTTCGATGGCCAGCTGCGTGATCGTCACGACCATGCGCGCTTTGTGCTCATCGGGCTCCATGCGCTCGGAGTGGATCTGGCGCACCCACTTGTCATCCTCGATCACCACGCCTTTGATCGCGTCCAGGAGCACCTTGTGGCAGTTGTCCAGGTCAAGGCACATCACGGTGTCATCCCACGACGCGCCGAACTTGCGCATGCGGGTGGCGTAGTCCTGCGGACGGTTGGGGTAAAGCTTCACCGCGATCGCCACGCGGCCAACGATCGGAGCGCGCACACCGGCCTGTTTTGCGATCCAGCCAACCTGCTCCTTGAACGCTTTGGCGTCGGGCGTAACGTAGGTCATGGCCATGGGCCTGCCACCTTTGGGCGTGATGATGCGGCTGGCCCAATAGCGGTTTGCCGAGATCGGGTAGGGCAGTACAAGTTGAATCATTGGGTGAAACCTCGCGCGATGGTTGCGGGTAATGGGCCGTCTGAAAAATCAAAAAACTCGACAACGCGGCGTTGCACCACGACAACTTCAGCAAAGCCATAGGAGCGCGCCAAAGGGCCGTTGGGGATCGTTCCGTCACGCATGCCGGCGATGACCTCTTCGCGGCTCAGCGGGGTTTCGTCGCGCTCAGGTGGGCGCAGATCGGTTGGGGTGTTCATGCCGCTTTCCTCCCGATGCGATGACGCAAAGCCTCGACCACGCGCTGGCCCATGAAACGCTCAAGGCGCTGCGCCCAAGTGCCGTACGAGTCCATCGGACCGCCTTCGCGGGTTGGCTGCGGTTTTAGGTCGTTGTGCCACGCGCCAGCGCCCTGCTCCACCCGGGCCCAAGCGTTGCGAAACTCCTCGGCGATCAGGTCAGGCCTGCAGGCGGTGTCTGGGCTGCACAGCACCGAGCGGCAATGGTTGATTTCCTCGGTCACGATGGCCCAATCCAAAAGGGTTTGCGTAATGCGGGTCCAGTCCATGGAATTCGCGTTCCAGTGGTACGCGCAGACACCGTGGCCACCCTCGCCGGACATCGTTCCGGGCATGGGGCATTGGTGGGCTGCGCACTGGTAGCGGTTGATCGATTTGTGGGGAATCGCATCCGCAATGGACGCCGTTTTTTTGTAGCTCATCATGTCCTCCGAAAACGTTCAGCGTTTGCCAGCCAGTTCGACCAACCCTGACGCCATCCTTTGACGGATCGGCGAGTTCCTGCACCCTTGCCTGAGACGTAGAACTGACGGAACTTTTCGGCCTCGCGCAAAATTTCCGAGGCCTGCCAACCCAGTGCTTCCGAATCCACACCCCATTGGGTCGGGAGCTCCCACTTTGCGTCCATCAAAACGACCGCGCGAGGGGGAATTTGGAATTGGTTTTCATCACCTACAAAGGCGGGAGGCGGAGGCGGCTTTGTCGGTGAAACCGGCAAACCGCTTTCTTCTCCTTTATTTGGTATTGGTGTTGGTGTTGGTGTTGGTGTTGGTGTTGGTGTTGGTGTTGGTGGCATTGCCACGGCATCTTTATTTGATGCTGCGGCATCTGCCACGGCATCTTTATTTGATGCTGCGGGATTGCCGGGTTCTGCTATCGGCTTATTCCAACGCTTGTTCGCTTTGTCACGTTGTTTCTGCTGCTTTTCCAACATGACGGAAATTTCGGCATCGCAACGCGTGTGATACCAGCCCACTTCTGTCAATTCAAAGAACTCAGAAAGCACCGATTCGACATCGCCAACCATCGACCTCATTCGGATTAATTTGGCAGTCGTCAGCACGTCCGGCGGAAGGGGTCCTTCGCGCAAATAGTAGAGGTCAAGCAACCGGCGATAAGCCAAATCTTCCATCGGTTCCAAGTGCGAGGTGTGGGCGGCATAGTCGCCAATGTGGAAGGGGAAATAGTTCATTTCCCGGCCACTCCCCGAATTGACCGAGGATTCCCGGAAACTCCCGCGCGCTGGAGTCGATCCGTGAGTGCAATAGCGTCATG